AGGCGGGCAGGCGGGCAGGCGGGCAGGCAGGCAGGCAGGCGGGCCAGTTACCAGGGCGGGCAGGCGGGCCAGTTACCAGGGCAGCCAGGCGGGCCAGTTACCAGGGCGCAGCGCCCAGGCAATAAAAAACCCGGCGCTAAGGCCGGGCGGGTTAAGTAAAACGGGTTTATAGGTCCAATAGGTAGGCAATATAAAGGGCCACTACCAGGCCGCACAATATTATTAGCATGGGCGCGGCCCTCTTTCGATCGTACCGTTAACGGCGCGCGCAAATGTAACGGCGGCGGCCTTTACATTAAAACGCCGGCAGGCTTGGGACTCAATGCCGCCTAGATAGGTTATATAGGTTACGCGATACACTATAGGCCCCCTAATATTTCGGTTAATACGTTGCGCGCCTGGTTTATATCATGCCAGGCCGCGCGGCCTTCATTGTCGCGGGCATTTAGCGCGGCATTATGTAAATGCGCATCTACGCGGGTAATTTTGCGCTGCAGCTGCGCCCGGATTAGGGCGGCGTTAAACGCCCGATTATCGGCGATTACTTGGGCCAATACTTGTTTATCACTATTTGAATAAATCATTTTTTATTTTCCTTTACATTAAATCGAAACAATAATCAGGCTCTAGGCCGAAAAAATACCCGCAGGCCTCTTCAGGATCCATACCCGCGGCGACGGCCTCGCGGGCCTCGTTTAATTGCTCGGTCGCCTCTTCCAGGGTTAACTGATCGCGGCGCATAATTACGGGAATAATTGAAATATCATCGTTCATTTTTTATTTTCCTTTAGATTAATGGATTGATTGAATACTAAAAACCCGGGCCGCTTTCTTGGCCTGGGTGCCATGCGCCGGGAACCCGATAATGGCCTCCCGGTTACTGATCGCGCACAATTTACAATCCGCGCACGATATACCCTCCCGGATTGTGGCCGGGCAAACTACAATTTTCCGGCCGCCTGGGGTAACGGTATTGTCCCGTTGATCGATCGGTAAAACGGTCACCACTGGGCCAAGGCCCAGGGCCGCCAGTTTATCGGCATGGGCCGGGGTGTTAGCGCTAAGGTTGACCGTAAACCCGTAATCATTGCAGCCCTTAATATAGGCCGCATTGCGCCCGGTCGCCGGGTTGTAATGGGTATACGTAAACCCCCGGCGGCCTTTATTGGCCTTTACTAGGTCGCCCAGGGCGCGCCCGTTAATCTCTAAGCCATTGCCTGGTAAATCCCCGGCCTGATTATGGCGCCATAATTGCCCAGGCGGCAGCGCCGCGATTTTGTCGCAAAAATCCGCGAATAAGTCGCCCCGGTCGCCGCGGGTAACGGCGGCCCAGTGCAGCGCAAGCGGCCCGCTCCCAGCATAGCAGCCCTGGGAATTATTAAAAGGGCAATCCGGCGGGCACGTCGCGGCGCTGGTAGTGCTAACCGGTATCGGCCCGGTTTTAGCATTGGCCGATTTTGGGGTTAAATGGTATTTAATCACGCGATCACCTTTACGATAAATTGATTGTTTACAAAATCAGCGCTGCAGCCCTGGGCCTGAATACGGGCCTTTATGGCCTCTTCAGTCATAGCCGCGGCCGCCTGGCGCATTGTGGCCGGGGTTATTTTGTAAGGCTTATCCCAGGCGCCAATATTTAGGTGCATATAGTAGGCCGTATCAAAATAATCTATTTGGGCATCGCTACGGTCATAGTACCCGGCGGCCTGCAGCGCGTCGCGGCATTGTCCTAAGATTTCGGCAGCTGCGCCGGTGTAGTGATCGTCAATCCAATATAGGTTTACTTGTTCGTAATCCGTCCCAAAATCTACCGGCCCGCTTTGAATAGTGCAGGCAATACTAGAATGATTATCAACGCGCAGGGAATACTTAAACCCGCGGGCCTTTAATACTTTATCCATTGCCGCTTTAATAACGGCCTTTTTTTCCTGGTTCATATAAGCCATAATTAATTAGCTCCCATAAGATCGGCCCATTCCTGGCCCATTGTTTTAAGTACAAAATCATAAGATCCCGTGGTTCCGGGTTTAACATCGTCGCGGCCTGGTATTGCATTACCCCAGTAATCGCGGAAACTTGTACGGCCTAGTAAGCATTGCCCGTTATTAATCGCGTCCATCATTGCGCGGCCATATGAACCTTGGAGCGCCCAGGATCCCCCATTAATTGCGGATTGAATGCTTAAAAAATAATCCTCTTCAGTTTCCGCGCCATTTTCGATTGTGTCGATATCGTTTAAAGTAAGCATAATTAATACCATCCCGTACGAATGATGAAAACCGTTATTAGGCCGCCGCCCAAAATAGCGCCCAGGGCGCAGGCGCCCAGGATCTCCCAAATTGTCACGTTTTGGTATTTTTTGATTTTTGAATTGTCCATCGTTTAGTTTCCTTTACTTTATTAACAGGCCCGGCGGGATTGCCAGGCCTGGGTGCTGCGCTTTACTACTTAAAATTGATTATCCAAAATTGCAATAAGCCAAAAAACGTCATCTAAGCGCAGCGCCTGGCGTACGTCATCATTTTCTAGCGCCAATTCAGGCGCAATTGTTTTCTCATTACATATTGCAATAAATTCTGATTTAGTCATTTTTGGCCCCTTGTAATTTATTGATCAAATTGAGAATGTCATTTTTATGATTTAGCCAATTTGCTTTTTCGCTCTCGCTCGCATTTTCGCGCTCTAATCGTTTGATTGTGTAATTGACATCTATCAGGCCGCCGCGCAGGCGCTCTAATTTTTGTTTATCTAATCTAGTCATTGCGCGCCCCTTAAATGATAAATTCAGGGTTGCTGCTTAGTTTTAATTCAAACGCGGCGGCCATGATAGCGCCGCGGCTGCTATTGCTCATGGCGGCGCGATACATTGCGGATAGGCCGCGCGCGGCCGCGTCAAGGTTGCCCGTCATAGCGTGGGCCTTGATCATTTCAAATTGTTTTAATTGTGACTTGTTCATGATGTTTTTACCTTTACTTTAGTTAATTGAATGGTAACGCGGCGGATCACTTGTTTTTATTAAGGCCTAATGCCGCCTTACTTTCTCACCCTTGAACCCGCTAATAATTCTCGCTTCGTCTAGTGTTTTCCCGCGATCCGACGCGTTAGATATAAATGTAAACGATTGTTTTACGATTGTCAAGCACTATTTGAAAATATATTTATGTGGACAATTTGGCGGCCATTGTGGACCGGTTGTGGATCGATTGTGGATAACGGCAAAATGCCGGCGGCGCCATAGCTAGATTGCTTGTGGATATTGTGGACAAGTTAAAAATACCTATTCAATGGATTTGTATATTTATATAGGCTCCTGGGCGCAATGTTACAAGCCAGCGACTAAATAGGGGGTGTCCACAATGTCCATAGTGTCCACAATTGCGCTGCTTTTTCGCGCCCGCCGCCGCGTAAATCAAAATAATTGTGGATATTGTGGGCAATTGCTTTTTAACCCGTCCACATTGTCCACAATTGCAGGCCGCGCCCTGGGTGGATAAATCCACATTGTCCACGCGCCCGGCTGCGCCCTGGTATCAATACCGGCCACACGCTCGCCGCCCAGGCGCCCGCTTGCCCGCGCCCGCCGCGCGAATGGTAAAAGGAAAAAACGCCCGGCCATTGTGGCCGCGCCCGCCCGCTAACCCTTATTCTATATAAGGTCACGCCATGCGCCCGCCCGCAAAGCCATATGGTATAAGGCTTCCTAGGGTTTACCCACCCCCCTAGGGCCTTGCGCCCGGCTGTTGTGGCTAAGGAGGTTCCACGAACAATTTTTTTTCTAAATAGAAATCAGCCCCTAAGCCATTAATTTTTATTTTTTACTAAAAAGTGATAACATCACGCGTATGTTTAACAGCTACCCATACGAAGTCCGTAAGCTCGAAGCCACCGAAGTACGGCTCGAAGCAATTAAAGAAGCTGCCAAGCTAGGACTTAAAGGCGACGCGTTAGCGATCGCTGCTGGAATGTTGCCTACCGAATACCGGCAGTTGTGTCAGTTAGACCCTGCTGCCGAGTTTGCTGAACTATTAGGGAGAACCGAAGGTGAACGTAAAGCTAGTCAACAACTGCACGCTGCTGCAGCAAGCGGTGATGCGAAAGCCGCCCTTGCCATCCTCCAGCACCAGCACGGATGGGTCGCCAAGCAACAACTTTCAATCGACATTGAGCAACGAATTAGCGTTACGCAGGCTCTTGAAGACGCACAGCGTCGAGTCATCGAAGGCGTGTTTACTGACGTCACCCCGCCCAAAGAATTAAGTAATAACCCTGAGTTCCACGTGAAACCTAACAAGCAGAAACAAAAAGCCGCGTAATGCAAACTACCCGCTATTCTGCGCAAGATGAACAAGAACTCATGGCGCGGTTATGGTCACCCGCGATCAAGGACAACCCGCTAGCGTTTGTGTTGTTTGCGTTCCCGTGGGGACAAGCAGGCACACCGCTTGAACACTTTACTGGACCACGCAAGTGGCAACGCCAGGTCTTAACAGATCTAACAGACCACATTAAAAAGAATGATGGGCAGATTGACTTTAGCGTACTGCGCCTAGCGATTGCTTCGGGTCGTGGTATTGGTAAGTCGGCTTTGGTGTCCTGGCTAGTGCTGTGGATGATGACCACCCGCATTGGGTCAACAGTCATTGTGTCGGCTAACAGCGAAAGTCAGCTACGCAGCGTAACTTGGGCTGAGATTACTAAGTGGTCGTCCATGTCGATCAACACCCACTGGTGGGAGATCTCCGCCACAAGAGTCATGCCCGCCAAATGGCTGACCGAGTTGGTCGAGCGTGATCTAAAGAAAGGCACGCGCTATTGGAACTTAGAAGGCAGACTGTGGTCGGCTGAGAATCCTGACGCGTTCGCTGGTGTGCATAACTACGATGGGGTAATGGTCGTGTTTGACGAGGCGTCTGGTATTGACGACTCCATCTGGGCGGTGACCTCGGGGTTCTTTACAGAGAATACGCCAAATCGCTTTTGGTGTTGCTTTAGCAACCCACGGCGCAATACGGGCTATTTTTACGAGGCGATTGAGGGTAGCAAACGGGACTTTTGGCAATCTAGGCAGGTGGACGCTCGGGAAGTAGAAGGTACCGACAAGAACGTGTATGACCAAATTATTGAGGAATATGGCGCTGATTCTTACCAGGCGCACGTAGAAGTGTATGGCTCGTTCCCCTCAGAAGGGGATGATCAGTTCATCTCATCTACGCTAGTGGACGACGCTATGAAACGGGACAAATGGCAAGATGACTCCGCGCCCATTGTGATTGGGGTAGACCCCGCTCGCTTTGGTTCTGACTCGACCGTTATTGCAGTACGTCAAGGACGGGATATCGTGGAGATTCGCAAGTTTAAAGGCGACGATACAATGGTGGTGGTCGGTCATGTAATCGAGGCCATCGAGCAGTATGAGCCTGCGGTAGTTGCCATTGATGAAGGTGGGCTTGGCGCAGGGGTGGTTGACCGGCTCAAAGAACAACGCTACAAGATCAGGGGTGTGAACTTTGCGAACAAGTCAAGGAACCCCATGATGTACGGCAACATGAGGGCACAGATCTGGGGGCAGATGAAGGATTGGCTCAAGTCCGCAAGCATCCCCAAGGAAAAAACGCTTAAGACCGACCTCATATCACCCCTGATGAAACCAGACAGTAAGGGTGCCATTTACTTGGAAAGCAAAAAGGACATGAAAGCTAGAGGCTTGGCCTCACCAGACAGTGCAGACGCTATTGCACTTACTTTTGCGTTTTCTGTTGCACACCGCGAATCTAAAGGTATACTTCGCAAACAAACATATCAATCTCAAGGCGCAGCCTTAAACTCATGGATGGGATCGTAATGGCAACAAAAAAACATGACAAACCCATAGCTCGTACAACCACGGGCAAAGGCGCAAACTACAAACCCACCGACAAAGGTGCGGGTATGACTGCCAAAGGAAGGGCTGCGTACAATGCAAAAAATAATGCAAATCTTAAGGCGCCTGCGCCAAATCCTAAATCTAAAGCGGATGCTGGGCGTAAAGCTAGCTTCTGCGCCAGAATGTCAGGCGTCGTTGCCCACGCCAAAGGCGACGCCCCGCGTGCGAAAGCCGCGCTCAAAAGTTGGAAATGTTAATAAGGAGAATCAAATGGCTACAAAACCTGGACTATACGAAAATATTCACCGAAAAAGGGCTAGGATAGCCTCAGGTTCAGGCGAAAAGATGAGAAAGCCTGGCACTGCGGGCGCGCCCACAGCTAAAGATTTTAAGCAATCAGCTAAGACAGCTAAACCTGCTAAAAAGGGGAAGTGATGCCACTTAAGAAAAGTTCTAGTAAAGAAGCCTTCCGTAAGAATGTCAAGGCTGAGGTTAAGTCGGGCAAGCCCGTCAAGCAGGCCGTAGCAATCGCTTATGCGGTAAAACGTGGGGCGATGTCTAAAAGTAAAAAATAAATTTAAAGCCGTTAAGGTTTTATCCCAAAGTAAATTGTTTAGCGGTATCATTGTCGATGCGCAAACCTGATGTGATCGGAATACTAAATGGCGTATGACCAAACCTCGATGAATATTGTCGGCAAAGTAGCCGATGTAGGTGGCAACCCCACTACTACTCCAAATGAGCAGTCAGATGTCCTAGCTACTATGCGTCATCGCTTTCAGATGGCGATGTCTGCGTATTCTGAATCACGCGAAGATGAGCTAGATGACCTTCGCTTTATGGCTGGCTCTCCAGACAACCAGTGGCAATGGCCTGCTGACGTATTGGCAACTCGCGGTTCTGTCCAAGGGCAAACCATTAATGCACGCCCGTGTTTGACCATTAACAAACTACCGCAGCACGTTAAACAAGTAACAAACGAACAACGTCAGAACCGACCCTCTGGGAAAGTAATCCCAGCAGACGATAAAGGCGATGTTGAAGTAGCGGAAATTTTTGAAGGTATGGTTCGCCATATCGAGTATATGTCTGACGCCGATGTGGTCTATGACACTGCTTGCGAAAACCAAGTGACGTATGGTGAAGGCTATTTCCGCATTTTGACCGAGTATTGCAACGAAAATTCGTTTGATCAAGACTTGCGTTTAGGCCGTATTCGTAACGCGTTTAGCGTTTACATGGATCCATTGATTCAAGACCCTGCGGGTTGCGATGCTGAGTGGTGCTTTATTAGCCAAGACTTAGAAAAAGACGAATATGAGCGTCAATACCCAAATGCCGCGCCCATTACATCCATTATGTCCCAAGGCGTAGGTGATCAATCCTTAAGTCAATGGATTAATGAGAACACCATTCGTATTGTTGAGTATTTTTACCATACGCACACCCCAACTAAACTCAATTTGTATCCTGGCAACATAAGTCATTTTGACGGCTCGCTTGAAGATAAAGAAATGAAGCAAATGGGCTTAAAACCCATTAAATCTCGCACGGTAGACGTCAAAAAAGTCATGTGGATGAAGTCCAATGGCTATGAAGTCTTGCAAGAACAGGAATGGGCAGGCAAATGGATCCCCGTAATCCGCGTGATTGGTAACGAATTTGAAGTAGATGGTCGTATTTATGTGTCTGGCTTGGTTAGAAATGCTAAAGATGCACAACGTATGTACAACTACTGGGTATCCCAAGAGGCAGAAATGCTTGCTTTGGCACCAAAAGCACCATTTATTGGTTACGGCGGTCAGTTTGAAGGTTACGAAAACCAATGGAAAACTGCTAACACAACCAATTGGCCGTATTTGGAAGTTAATCCCGATGTTACTGATGGAATGGGCGTAACGCTGCCACTTCCACAACGCGCCCCACCGCCTTTGGCTCAAACTGGTCTTATCCAAGCCAAAATGGGCGCGTCTGACGATATCAAGTCCACTACTGGACAGTATGACTCAAGCTTAGGTGCCACAAGCAACGAACGTTCGGGGAAAGCTATTCTTGCCCGTGAACGCCAAGGCGATGTCGGTACGTTTCACTATGGTGACAATTTAACTAAAGCCATTCGTTTTGCAACGCGTCAATTAATTGACCTTATCCCCAAGATCTATGACACCGCGCGCATCGCCCGCGTGATTGGTATTGATGGTGAAGTGTCAATGGCGAAAATCAACCCTGAACAAGACGAGCCAGTTAAGAAAATCGTTGATGAAGCGGGCATTGTTATTGAAAAAATTTACAACCCTAGCGTTGGCTATTATGACGTAGTGGCTACTACTGGCCCAGGCTACATGACTAAGCGCCAAGAAGCGATGGAAGCTATGGCGCAGATTTTGCAAGGCAATCCTCAGCTATGGGCGGTTGCAGGCGATCTATTTGTTAAAAATATGGATTGGCCTGGCGCGCAAGAGTTGGCTGAACGCTTGGCTAAAACCATTGATCCTAAACTTTTATCGGCTGATGACGAAGATCCTGCTTTGCAAGCTGCTCAACAGCAGATTCAAGCAATGGGTCAAGAGATGGAAGGTATGCACACCATGCTTCAAAACGTCAGCAAATCAATGGAAGCTCAAGACATGGAACGTAAAAACTTTGAGGCTGACATTAAAGCATATCAGGCTGAAACACAGCGTATTTCTACGGTTCAAGGCAGTATGAGCGCTGAACAGATTCAAGACATTGTTATGGGTACTATTGCCGCCGCGTTAGATACTGGCGATTTAGTCGGTAGTGAACTACAGCGTGAACAAATGGAAATGCCTGAAGAACCACAACCAATGCCAATGGAAGGTATGCCTCCTGAAGGGATGCCACCTGAACAAATGCCACCACAAGGAATGCCACCACAAGGAATGCCACAATGAAAGCGTGTGATTTTGTAGGAATATTCTTTTTAGCCCGTGACGTAACCCATTCGGTGCATCTTAACACCCGTAGCTACTCCAAACACAAAGCGTTACAGAAGTTTTACGAAAATATTATTGATTTGGCAGATTCATTTGCTGAGGCATACCAGGGACGTCACGGTTTGATCGGCCCTATCAGTTTGATGTCGGCTAAAAAGACTAGCAATGTAATTGAGTTTTTAGAATCCCAACTTGCCGAGATTGAATCCGTACGTTACGACGTATGTGATAAAAGTGATAGCGCTTTGCAACAGTTGATAGATAACATTATTGAGTTGTATTTAACAACACTTTATAAATTACGGTTTTTAGCATAATGCCAATAACTGTCAACCATTCAACGCCTGCCGACGGTACTTTTAGTGCTACAGGCGCAACCGCTTGGGATGCCAACCATACGCTATCTGGCGTAGGGACAATGGCAGAACAAAATGCCAATGCTGTTGCTATTACTGGCGGTACTGCAACGCTTGCTTCACTAGACATTATTACTAGCGGAACAGACGCACAAGTAGCACCAAACACAGGCATTACTGGTTGGAATTACTCAGGTTTAAGTAAATCTATTGGTACAGAAGAAACTGCACCTACAGGACTGTTTATTAGCCCTAATGGTTTAAATATGTATGTCAATGGTACAACTGGTGACGATGTAAACCAATATACGCTATCAACTGCATGGGATGTATCCACAGCTACTTTTGTCAGATTGTTTTCTACTGCGGCACAAGATTCTGCTCCAGCAGATATTTTTTTTAAGCCCGATGGGTTGTCCATGTTTATCATGGGCAATACAAACGATACCGTTTTTCAATACACACTATCTTCTGCTTTTGATATTTCTACCGCAACTTACGCATCTAAATCGTTTAGTGTAAATACGCAAGATGCAACTCCACAAGGTCTTTGGTTTAAACCTGACGGCACAGTTATGTATTTTGTCGGAACAACTACAGATACTGTTTATCAATACAATTTAGGAACGGCTTGGGATGTTTCTACTGCGTCTTACGCAAGTATTTCATTTAGTGTTGCATCACAAGACGGTACACCAAACCAAGTAAACCTTAGTGCCGATGGTTTAACCATGTGGATTCTTGGTGCAAATGGTGACGATATTAGCCAATATGCTCTTGGAACTGCATTTAATGTTTCTACCGCAGTATTTCAAAATTCGTTTTATGTTGGTTTTGAAGATACTGGCCCAAATGGATTGTTTATTGATTCTACTGCCGCCAATCGTGTTTACATAGTTGGTCAAACTAATGATGCAGTATTTCAATAC